CCTACATCCCATCCACCGACCGTAGGGCTCCGGCTAAGCCAGAGGAGTCATGGTCGGCGATCGCATCATATATCGCCTTGTGAGGCGTCCACTCTGGCCACACTCCCGAATGGGTAAATGTGGTCAGCATAAGACGCTTTGTCGGGCGATAGATCCGTTCCCCGAGTCCGTAGAGGAAAGCGAGGTAGCACTCGTCATGACGTGCTTCCCTAGCTATCCGCACACGGCCCCGGGTCCAGACATCGAGCACAGCAAAGCTCGAGTGCCACCACTTTGAACGACCCCGCTTCGCAGGGGGATCGCCGAAGAAGTAGGCGTCTGGAAGCTGCGCCTTACCTGCATACCACTCGCCAACAGACTGCTGTATCCCTTTCGGGGACACGAACAATCTCTGTCCGGACCCCAGAAAGCTGGGTCCATACAGTGGCTTGTCGACAAGTGAAATGAGGTAGCGTAGCGTGGATCTAAACGCGAAGCCGTACCGGTGAGACGCTAGCCTGTTGTACAGACTAGCGACCTCATCCGGGAGCTTCGGGATCTTACGTAGATAAACAGGCCGGATGTCGACACCCTTGAAGATGTCGACACCGCAACACTCGCGAAACGCCCCGAAAAGGTACGTTTTGTCCGTGTTGGTCCGAAACCCAAGGAATCGCAACCCCTCAATGAGGAGGAGCGAGGCCCGGGGCTCACAGACAATGTCATCTCCGTAGACACGAACGTCCGAGATCGAACCACCACTCATCGCCGTCGCTTCCTGAGCGAGAGCGAAGAAGATGATGGACTCGATCGGGAACGTTGTGCCATTGCCCATCGACGAGAACTTCTCGTAGATGGACCAATGAGATCCTTTGTCCAGCGTATACGCTGGGGAACGAACGGTATCACACAGACGATACCAATCAGGCGGTAGGAACCACCGAACAACCTCACGGGCGACGGAGTCACTCGCAGAAGATAAGTCGATGGTCGCACACCGCCCCTCTCTGTAAAGTCGCTTCATAGTGGATATCGAACGATCCTGCCGGTCGAGCGTGAGGCCAAAGGGCCGCACTCGCCGCCGCAGAGCACGATCGATTCCATTTTGAAGAAACACATTCAGAGAAGGTTCCACCGCAATCGTCCGATATATATCGGCCGATTTTGGTACAAACGTGATGCGATTTCCTTTGACATAGTCAAGGGTTCTCCCGCTTGCTATGAGAACGTCCAACCAGTGCGGGAAGCACTTAGATAAGACGTCAAAGGCGAGCTGTCGTGCCCTCGGAGTACAGGTCTGATCGCCGCAGATCTTAAAGAACTTATGGCGGTCATTTCCCTGCATCCCGAAGGTCACTCCGGGCCCAAAGTCACACTCGGAGAACTCTTCGAAGGCCATCGGTTCGGCTAGCCATCGCGCGACGCGATAGCGGGCCCCGTCGATAAGCATTCGAAGGCTCCGCGACATGCGGTCAGGGCGTGCCCGGTACCATTGGACACGCTTGTTGACACGCCGGCAACGAACTTCTGAGAGTTGAAACTTCTCAAGAGCGCGCGACCGACGAACCATGTCGCCCACGGCTCCGTACGACTCGAGCTTACTTACGCAAGCATCGAGTTGACGATAAGCCGCGATAGTGGACACTGGGGCTTCAAACGGGTATGCAGCAGCGACACCCTGATGAAGCTGTAGCCACGACCTGACAGCAACAGGACCCTCAGGCATTGTGCCCAGAGGTAAAATCCCGTTCTCACTCAGGTCAGAGACTACACACCGGATAAAAGTCGTAGTGTCGAAAGGGGCGCAGCCTGCGCTAGACGGCCTCATGGCCGATACCAACGCAGGAAAGTCCCAAACTCTGTGAAGCACCAATGGCACCGAGTGTCGCGAGCATAGAACAGTGTACCGTTCCGTGCCCAGCGACATTTGTGCGCCTCAGGGGCCCGCAGAAGGATATCGACAGAATCGACGACATAGACGTTGCTTTTCATGTTGCTGCTCCTTAGGGAGTAGGAAATGGAAACCGTGTTACAAGGAGGAAACTGCCGGAAACTCTTGCGAGCCGAAGGCAGCGCCCACGAAATCCGCCTGATCAACGATCAGAAGGAAATCAGAAACTACCTCATCGCCACGTGACGCACCGTCGGAGTTAAGACTCGAACGGAAAGTCGCATCGACGAGGGTACGAGTCGGGTCAGGTTGTCCATCAGAATTGAGGACACCGTCGAAGACACGTACACGGTAGCCCGGGACACTCCAGGTGCCACGAGCAGCGTCAAAAGTCGCGATAGTACGACTAATGATCGCCAAGCGGGGTTCCTTGACCGTATGCCCTGGACGGGTATAGGTCTCGGACTGGCCATCGCCAGAAGTGGAGAACTTGCTCCAAGTTGCAGGTACAGTAAAAGGCATAAAGCCTCCTCAAATATGTCGCAGGATGCGACGAAGGTGGGTTTGATTCCGAGACGACCAGAGTGCCACAAGGTCAAAGATCTTGAGCACGTCAAGGTTTACTTGGAATGCCAACGTGGGCTGCGGATCTTCGATTGCACGATTATATGCAATCTTCCTCTCGAGTCGCACGGAGGTCGAGGAACCACCAGACACTAACGTCCACCCAAGGTTTGGGCGGAGCGTATAGTTACTGGTAGAAACCGTCTCAGTGCGAGTAGAGATGGTCGAGTATCGAAGTTGTCCAGTTGCAAAGGGGCTGAAGGCACTCAGGATTGACCCGATTGTAACAAACCAATCGAGAACAAAACTGAAGGGCACCAGCTCCCAAGCAGTGATCAAGGGATCCACCAAGGTGACATCCCGAGTCGTTACCTGGACACCCACCGCCGCGTGAGCGGAGGTGGACGCAGCAGTGGAGAGGACAGCGTCAACGCGAAAACCAGACAGACCGACCTGACCCCACCCTGGAACGACAATGTCTTGCGACGTGTTCGTCACCACGGTAGGTAAAGCGTCAAGTTTCTGACTAGCATACGCGCGTTGCAAGGGGTCCTCAACCCCCTCAGACAACCGCTTGAGGGCCTCGCCAATATCCTGCATGTCATAGAGCATCGGACGCCATGCGTACCGAAGCTCTAGCCACACGTCGGATATGACCTTGGCGCGGTCAGCCGCCTTACGTCCACGCATCCGTGAGGATACTTTAGACGCGAAGCGATCATACAGCCGATCGGTTCTCTCTCGAAATCCGACGACTGTCTCAAGCGTGCTGCGAAACTCCGCGACGAACGTAAGTGCGTCCCAAGCATCCGTCTGAGCGCGACTAAGAGCCTCCTGAAGGAGTACCTCGGTATCGGCAGACGGCGGCACGGGAACAGGGCGGATCGCGTTATTGCGATAATACCCTTGCAGATCAATCTCCATGAGGATACCGGTCGAATCACGTTTCACAACGAGGTTCGAACCGCCCATAGAGATTGACCAATCCAGTTGCTCCATAGACATCGGAGCAACGGGCTTGAGGTCACCCTCGCGCTCGGCTTTGAAGAAGCCTGGATTGGTGGAATCCCACATCTTTTTGTAACCCTGAAAGGTGCCCCCGCCTACGGCGTTGGCATTCCAGGAACCCCACTGGCCAGCAGTATTTGTCTGCCGCCAGCGGAGTTTAGTTACAAAGTCGATCGGGTCCATCAATTGTTCGCGGAATCGTTGCATAGGAGAGCTCCTTAAGAAGGTCCCCCGGCCACATTTAGATACTGGACAAGCCAGTACCTGCGGTTCGCACCGCAGGACCGTCCGACTCCCGGGGGGGAGTCGGG